ACGTAATCATTGATCAAATTCCTGGCCTTACTCCTGTTGGCTCATACACAGTACCAACAACTCCTCAAACTGGCTCTGACTTTACTGGTAACTTTGAGAAAGAATTTGCGGCTGCAACAGTTCAAGTAACTGACGGAGTGGTTACTGGATTGACCGTTGTAGCACCTGGAGCGAACTATAACTCTAATACTGTAATTACTATTAGCGATCCTAACGGCACTCCATCAGACTTCCAAGCATCAGCTACAGCCGTTCTTACAGACGGTACAGTGTCAGCTGTTAACATTACAAATCCTGGTAAATTTTACCTAACAGCAAATACTACTATAGATCCAGCAGCAGCCATAACAGCTACCGCATCCGCTACAGTGTCTCAATCCGGTGACATTTCTGCAATTAATATTACTAACCCTGGCGCTGGATATTCAACAGCTCCAACCGTGACAATAGCAGCCCCAGCATCTGCAAATACTGTTCCATATCAACAAGTAGAGTTCGATGACGATTGGGGAATTATTACAATTATTGAGGATGTATAATGAGTGATGATAAAATTTCTTCAGCACTAGGTATTAGGCCGATGTCAGAAATAGATGAAACTGAAATCTCAACAGAGATCGAATATGTTGAAGAACATACTCCTCCTGCTGTAATATTAGATGAAGACGACGAAAACCTCCAAGATCTAGATCAAGTCCGTACTAATATTCAAGGTGTTATAGCCTTGGGTCAAGATGCTATGCAAGAAATGTTAGAAATAGCTAAACAATCTGAGCAACCTAGGGCATTTGAAGTTGTCTCTACTTTGATGAAAACAATGCTTGATGCAAACAAAGACTTTGCTGATATTTCATCTAAAAAGAAATTTGCTCAGGAAGAAATAAATGCACCACGAGAAGCAGCACAAACAAACACAGTAAATAATAATTTAATTGTGTCAACTGCTGACTTACTTAAAATGATTAAGGGCGACAACGATGGGTGACGGTTATCTAGGCAACTCACATCTAAAAAAAGTACAAGAAGAAATTGAATTTACTCCGGAGCTTATTAAGGAATATTTAAAATGTTCAAAAGATCCAGTTTATTTTTCTAAAGAATATATTAAAATTGTCCACGTTGATAAAGGCTTAGTTCCTTTTGAAATGTATGATTACCAAAAAAGTATTGTTCAAAAGATTACAGACAATAGACGTATGGCTGTATTAACAGCTCGACAGTCTGGTAAAACTACTACGGCAGTTGCAGTTATCTTACATTATATTTTATTTAATGAATTTAAAACTGTTGCTATTTTGGCTAACAAAGGTGATGCAGCTCGAGAGGTTATGGCTCGAGTTAAGTTAGCATACGAGGCTTTACCAAAATGGCTACAACAAGGAGTAGAAGAATGGAACAAAGGAAACATTGCACTTGAAAATGGTTGCCAAGTTTTGGCGGGAACGACATCATCATCAGCAATTCGTGGTAAGTCAGTTAATTTTCTATATCTCGATGAGGTTGCATTTATTGAAGGATACGACGATTTTTTCGCATCTGTTTATCCTACTATTTCGTCTGGTGAGTCAACAAAACTTTTAATGACTTCTACTCCTAATGGCTTAAACCATTTTTGGAAAACATGTAAAGGTGCAAAGGAAGGTACCAATGGCTACGAATATGAAGAAGTTATGTGGTACGACGTACCTGGTAGAGATGAAAAGTGGAAGCAAGAAACTATTGAAGCCTTAGATCACGACGAAGCAAAGTTTAACCAAGAATATTGTTGTGAGTTTTTAGGTTCATCAGGAACCCTTATTAATGGTCCTACGCTTAAGACATTGGCGCATGACACACCTATTGCTCAATCTGAAGGTTTATTCCAATATGAACAAGCAGAAAAAGATAAACAATATGTGATAACTGCAGACGTTGCAAGAGGTAAAGGTTTAGACTATTCAACGTTTACTGTGTTTGATATTTCAGAAATGCCATACAGACAAATTGCTGTATTTAGAGATAATTTTATTGGTCCTATTGACTTTGCTTCTGTTCTCCATAGAGTTGGATTAATATATAATACAGCAGGCATTTTAGTAGAAATTAATGATATTGGAGAGCAGGTCGTAGATGTATTACATATCGATTATGGATATGAAAATCTACTTTATACACAAAATTCTGGTCGAAGCGGCAAAGTACTAAGTGGTGGCTTTGGTAAAAACGTAGACAGTGGAATAAGAACAACAAAACTTGTAAAAGGAACCGGTTGTTCAATGCTTAAAATGTTAGTTGAACAACAACAACTATTGATTAGAGATTATGAAACTATCGCTGAATTGAGTAGATTTTCTAAGAAAGCAAACTCATTTGAAGCAGAATCAGGCTTTCATGACGACTTAGTCATGAATTTAGTACTCTTTGCATGGATGACAGACCAAGCATACTTTAAAGATATGACTGATATAAATACCTTAACAAGGTTAAGAGAAAAGACAGAAGAGCAAATTGAAGAAGAAATGTTACCATTTGGTTTCGTAGACGTTGGAGATGAATCATTTTATGAAGACGATGGTTTAAGACTATGAAAAAGCTCACAAAAAAGTAAATTGGAATTTTTATAAATAGAAACAGTGATATATTGAAAACGCGTTTCTAATTAATAAAGGAGAAAAACATGGCTTTTTCCGTAAGTCCTTCAGTCATTGTTCGTGAAGTGGATGCGAGTCAGGCAGTACCTGGCGTTACAACTCCACCCGCAGCAATTGCTGGAATATTTAGATGGGGTCCGACTAATGATCCGATTCTCATCACATCGGAAAATGATTTAGTTGACCGCTTCGGTAAACCGACCGCAGATAACTACGAAACATTTTTCACGGCAGCAGACTTTTTAGCATATTCTAATGCTTTGTTTGTCGTAAGAGCAGATGACGGATCTGCAACAGCAACTGGTACAGAAATTGTACGATTTGCGAACAACGATATTGACCCAGATAATACTACGTATGGTGCATTCGATGCAAAGTATCCTGGCGATATTGGTAACTCATTACAAGTAGCTTGGGTTACTGCGGGTGGCTTTAGCGGTTCTTGGATCGATGTAGCTGAAATCCCAACTAACAAAGTTTCAAATAACGCCGTAACACAAACAATTACATTTAATGCTAATGCATTATCTTTTGAAACGGCAAACACTAACCAATTAGCTACATTAGCTGCTGGTGACGTTCTTACAGTTGGTAACGACAGTGTTGGATACCAAGACTTAGTTGTTAGCACCTTTGAAGAAACAGAGCTTGAAACTACTTTTGGATCAGGTAACACCGCAGTCACAGTAACAACAGCATATCAATATGATGTTGGTTTTACAACAAGATATACTTTAGCAGAAACAGAATTAGACGAAATTGGATTTACTAAAAAGTGGCAACACAATGGTATTTTCGGATCAGCTCCAAGCGCAGGTCACGTTCACATCGCAGTTATTGACGAAGATGGTGATGTTACAGGTGTAGCTGGTACAGTGGTTGAAAAATTTGAAAACTTATCAACTACAGTCGGCGCAGTTGGCCCACAAGGTCAAACAAACTATTATGGAAATGTAATTGAAAACTTCTCCTCTTGGGTGAAAGTAGCAAATACTTCAGTAATTAGTTCACAGGCTTCAAGCTCGATTGCAGTATATGAATCCATGGTAAATGGTACTGATGCAGCAACTGAATCAAATGCAACATTGGCTAACTTAGCCTTTGCTTATGACACATTGAAGAACTCAAATGAGCTCGATATTTCAATGGTTATGGTTGGTAAAAACGACGACGCAGCAACAAGGGCAAATTATATCCTATCAAACGTTGTAGACTATCGTAGAGATTGCGTAATGTTGGTATCACCTTCCAAAGAAGCAGTTGTAGATGAGCTTAAGACAAATGCCAAACTTACGAATGCAGTAGCACATCGTAACAAAATCCAAAACTCTTCATATATGTTTATGGATAGTGGATACAAATATCGTTATGATAAGTATAACGATGTGTATCGTTGGACTCCTCTAAACGGCGACATGGCAGGCCTTATTTCAAGGGTGGATGCTTGGGAATCACCAGCAGGTTTCAGAAAAGGCGTTATCAAAAACGTTGTTAAGCTTGCATTTAATCCAAGTAAACCGCAAAGAGATCAATTATACGGCTCAGACATTAACCCAGTTATGTCACAAACAGGTCGTGGTATCGTTCTCTTCGGTGATAAAACCGGACTTGGAATGGCAAGTGCTTTTGATCGTATTAATGTACGTAGATTGTTTATTGCGGTTGAGAAATCAATTGCTACAGCAGCTGAAAGTTTCTTATTCGAATTTAACGATGAATTTACACAAACACAGTTTAGAAACATTGTTGATCCATTCTTAAGAGACATTCAAGGACGTCGTGGTATTATTGACTTCAGAGTTGTATCTGATTCTACAGTCAATACTCCTGAGGTCATTGATAGAAATGAATTCCGAGCAAGTATCTTCATCAAGCCAGCTCGTTCTATTAACGTTATCGAACTTACGTTCGTAGCTACTAGAACAGGCATTGAGTTTGACGAAATCGTTGGTCAGATCTCGTAATAAATAGTTTAAAATAGGAGAAGAAAAACATGGCATTCAATATCAACCAGTTCAAATCAGAACTCGTAGGTGGCGGTGCACGTCCAACGCTCTTCCAATGTCAAGTCACTAACCCGATTTCCAATGTAGCAGACATCAAAGTTCCATTTATGATTAGAGCTGCAGGAATTCCGGAATCAACTGTTGGCCAATATACGGTACCCTACTTCGGGCGCCAGGTCAAATATGCTGGTGATAGAACATTTGCTGACTGGACGGTCACAATTATCAACGACGAAGATTTCGCCATTCGTAACGCTATGGAAGAATGGATGAACTTTATTAACTCTCACGATTCAAACTCAAGAGGGTTACCACAACAATATAAATCTACTGGTCAAATTACCCAGTACAGTAAAGACGGTTCGCCATTACGTACATACGTTTTCGAAGGTATGTTCCCAATTAGCGTTGAAGGTATCCAAATGGATTGGTCACAGACAGATTCAATTGAAGAATTTTCTGTAACATTCCAGTATGATTTATGGAGAGTTGAAGGAAATACCGGCGTACCTACTACATAATATATAATGAGAAAGTGACAAAATGAAAATTTTTGGTTTTGAGATTAAACGGGAAGCGGATGAGGTTGAACCATTAACCTCATTCGCGGAACCTATTAACGATGACGGTGCTATCACTGTCAGCGGTAATGCTATGGGCGGGTTCTATAGTACTATTCTGGATATGGAAGGTACTGCTAAAACAGAATCTGAACTAGTAAGTCGTTATCGTGCTTTAGCTATGCATCCAGAGATTGCTCAGGCTGTAGACGAAATCGTAAACGAATCTATTAGTGTTGACATTGACGATAAAGTCGT